GTGAACATCATGAACGAAAATGATTACGACAGGCTGCAGTACGGGATGCTGTTGTTCACCTTTGTCGTCGTCGCACAGTTCCTTCTAATCGTCTGGTATTTTCAGATATCGGTTGGATACGAGTTCATGATCTTCATCCTTTCCTTGTTGATTGTCGGGTTCTTTACCGCGTTGTTTCTCCAATACAAAAAACTTGCGTACATCGGCCAGATGAGGCATTATCTAAAAATATCGCTTCATGTCAAAAAAGTACCTCTGAAAAAAAGGGAGAGGCGGAAATGAGGCCTCGATGGTCGGTAATAAACTATCGTTCGTATGATGATTTTCGTTATGGAAGCTTCGATGTCTACGTCACCGAGAACGAAGTGATCATCAGGGGCCGTCTACGTCGCGGAAACTCCTCCCCTTACATGCTCATCCGCAAGGTGAAACGATGACCGATTACCTGCTGATATTCCTGACAGGTTTTGCGAACGGCCTGGGGACGATCACTGCTTTGGAGATGTTCAGCTATGTGAAGAAACGCGATCTGTTGAAACACCCGGGAAATATCATTGACGAATTGATTCGCTGGAGAGACGATGAAAGCTGAAAATATCGTCGTAGGCATCTACGGATGGAGGATATTGATAGAACTATGGTGAAAACAATACCACTAACAAAAGGAATGACAGCCCTTGTTGATGACCAGGATTATGAAGAACTTTCACATTATCGATGGTATGCCCACAGAGGTAAAAATGATGTGTATTACGCCTACAGAGATGTCTGGCACTCACAGGAGAAATGGAAAGAGAAGATACCAATGCACCGTCAACTGATGCAAGAATTTATTACAAAAGAAAAATATTTTATTGACCATATAAATCACAATGGTCTTGACAATCGCCGAAACAACCTTCGGTCTTGCACCAACGCAGAAAATATGTGGAACTGCACGAAACATCGTGATAGCAACACACCGAAAGGCGTCTATTGGGATAAACAGAGACAAAAATGGGGTGTGCAAATCTGCTGTCATTATAAGAAATATTGTTTAGGTCGCTTCGATGATTTAGAACAGGCTGTTCTTGCCTATAATAAGAAAGCAAAAGAACTGTTTGGGAACTTCACTACACCAATAACTTCCCAGGAGGTGGTTCGTCCATGAAAGCGGAGAATATCGTAGTAGGTATCTATGGCTGGAAAAGGTAGTGGCAAGACCACGATGTTATCGTTGTTCCTCTACCTGGAAAGCCTTATGAAAGTACGGAAGAACCTTTTCAGCAACTATCGCCTTAATTTTCCGTTCCGGTGGCTCGAGGGGAAAGACATGGTGGAATTGACCGACAAGCTGCTCGATGCTGCCATCGGCATCGACGAGCTGCATGAATATGCAGATAGCCGCAACTCAGGGACGCTTCAGAACAAACGCGTCAGCGATTTCTTCCTTCAGTCACGGCATACAAGAAGCAATGTTTATTACAGCACGCAGTACAAGGACCAGATCGACAAGAGGATACGAAGGATCACCGATATCGATGTCGTCTGCGAAAACCTGTTCATCGACAGCGACCGTGACGGAGATGACGATATTTTCCGCATGACGTATCTTGATAGGCGACGGCCTGAACTGTCGCCGGTAACAAAGGATATCTATGCGACGCCGTTGTTCAATCTTTTTGATAGTACAGAACGTATTAATCCTTTCGTATTCACTAAGAAAGATGAGAAGAAATGGAGGGATGATCTGCTTGACAAGATCACGCCGAAGAAATCCTTTGCCCCTGTCATATAAGCGTTTTGCTGTCGCGTTTTTCATCCAGCTGTTCATTTTATTCGGAGGTTTCGTTATAATCGGCATGCTGCTGCAAAACATGTTTCTATCCGCACAAACGATATTTCTTCTCGTGTTCTCCCTGTATGGGATTATCAGTTCGACGTGCTGGCTGCTTGAACATAAGAAGGAAGCATACGTCCTTCAGGTGATCATGCAGAAAAAACTGCAAAGGACCTTTCAGTATTTTCACCGGCGTCTGCAGGAGAAGCTTGAATGAAACGCCGGTACCTTCTGTATTTTGTCATCTGGGGATTTGTGCAGGGGATGTTTCTCGGGGTGATTCTTCATTAGACGGCCCTCCGGGAATTTTTTCACCGATTTTTCACGACTCGTCAATTATCTTCTTTCACAAAGGAAAGGGAAGAAAGGGCGCATAGGGAAAGCCCTGGGTTGGATAGGTGAACACATGCGCCGCGAGGGAGGTCTTCGGTAATGTCTGGCAAGTTCTGGTTGATAGTCCTTTCTTTTATCGGCATGGCTGCCTTGTATTATTTCCTGCAGCCGTTATTCTGGCTCGTCCTGATCATGGTTTTCATTTATTTCGGGTACCGATGGTATGAAAGAAGGAACATCCCGTCAGGCCGTCATATCAATCATGGGTTGCTGAAAGGGTATCTGACGGAACGGTACGGGGATATGGAAGGCGGGAAGCTGTACCAGTGTCTCGTACGGGAACTGCAGCGGAAAGGATACCGGTAAAACTACTCTCTTTGTCCTTTCTTATAAATATTTCGCGGTAAAATATCGTTTTGCTACTATATCTTGTAGTGATAAATATGTTCATGCTACCATCTATTGATTTTTGGTTATTTCAACAAGCATATAAATAGGAAATTTCTTTCTTGCATACGGAATTTTTTGGAGTTGGTGATGTATGAGAGCGTCCCGCCTTCCCTCGCAAAAAGAACAATATGATGCGTTGCGGAAAAAAGGGATCATCGACAGACAGGGAAGAAACCCCTCTAGTAAAAAAAGGATTCAGGGGAAATGGACGGTCTACCGTCTCTACAAGTTCTATGTCATCGATAAGCATCGGAAGACGGAGCCGTACTTCCAGGCGTACAGCCTGCAGAAAGCGACCTATGAGCGTATCGAGCGTCTCGGGAAGAAAGCAATCGTCAGCACCCCGAAGGGAAAGAAAACAGGGGTCGCATTCATCAGGGAGGAGGATGAACGGACGGAAAAGAATCTTCTTTCGAAATTGCCGTCTCATGTCAGCCCCGTGTTCGGGAAATACTACAGAACCATGCAGCATGTCCGCGACGAGTTCATCTACCGCATACGCCCTCCGATCACGGTGACGCAGTTGAACTACAATGCCGCGCATAAACGCTCCGAACAGGTTGTTTCCGATATCGTGGGAATCCTTAATCTTTTTTTATCGTCGCGCAGGAACCTGTACCGGGACAAGGCGGTCGGCAGCATCGTGCGGTACCGTCTGATCGGCATTGAAACAAGAACAGGGGACGATCATGTGGAAGCATGGATACGCGTCCCGTGGATCACTATAACGAACCATTTGTTGATCAAAGCGGCGATGTTGGAGGCATTTGAAACGGCGATGGAAATCATCTTTAAATATCCAAAAGGCGTTGTCAAGATCGACAGGGTTGACGTTTATATCAGCAATAAGTTCCGTTCTGGGACGATCGATCTGTTGCGGGCAAGAAGTTAAAGAAGAGGATGCATGCCGAATTACCAGTACATGCCGCGTCTTTTGCAGCCTTTGAGGAAACAACGGGTTTTAAGGAACATCGCGGTCTTTGATATTGAAACGGATGAATGGGCTGATGATACGTACGACATGGGGCCGACGGAACGCAACAGCTGGCAGAACAGAAGGATCACTCCTTTCCTGGCGATGTTCTTCAATGGCGATGCCATGAAGTTCTATGAAGGTCAGGACTGCATACGACAGTTCCTCACTGATTATCTGCGGCATGAGAACCGGAAGTACGTCACGTTCGCGCACAACGGGGGGAAATTCGATTTTCTGGCATTGTACGAGACGTTGATACGGGACAAGCATCTCAGCCGTCGGTTCTACCCGAAGCCTTTTCTTGCGCACGGCCGCGTCATCGCCCTGACTATCAAGGATAAGGACCGGCACGTCTGGCATTTCCGGGATTCCTACAGCCTTCTGCAGGGAAGCCTTGAAAGCCTCTGCAAGTCTTTTCAGCCATCCCATCGCAAACTATCGCGTCCGCAGGCCCCGTACACGCAAGAACGGGACGCCTGGCGTCTCTATGGCGAAAACGATTGTCGTTCGCTGTACGAGGTCCTAGAGCTCTTTAACGGCATTATACAGGACGTCGGGGGATCGGTCGGCTATACGATCGCCAGCACTGCGATGCTGACGTTCCGGAAGAAATTCCTGCAGCAGGAGATACCGAACTATTTTCCGTACAACAGCCTGTTCCGGAACGCCTATTACGGCGGAAGGGTGGAGATCATCAACATGCTTGCTAGGGACCAGGGGAAACCATATTACTATTACGATGTGAACAGCGAATACCCGGATGTCATGGCGAACCATCCCTATCCGGTCAGCAAGCCGCTCAACGTCCGGTACAAGGATGCTGAGGAATGCAGGGGGAAAAGCGGCATCATGGAATGCAGCATCGTTGCGCCTCCCGACCTGCATATCCCTCTGCTCCCCTACCGGGACACCATAACCGGCAAGCTCTTGTTTCCCCTTGGACGATGGTACGGATGGTACGAATATTCGCTCATCGAATCCGCACTCGACCATGGATACGATATCGTGCCTCATCGATGCTACGAATTCAAACAGTCACATATCTTCCGTGAATATGTGGAACGGTTCTACGACCTGAAATGCCATAGCGAAGGCGCGGAACGGCAGACGATGAAACTTCTCCTTAATGCGTTATACGGGAAGTTTGGGGAGCATCAGGAACGGGAAGAATTGATCACCGACCCGGATGTCGATATCACCGGCTCGTACCCGTACGATGACGTGTTCGGCTACAGCATCAGGAAATTCATCCGCTACAGCGCATACCATCTCCCTGCGATAGCCGCCAGGGTCACCAGCCTTGCACAACTGAAGCTCTATGGATACATCGAGCAGATACAAAAAGCAGGGGGAACAGTCTATTACATGGATACGGACAGCATCGTCACCGACGTCCGAATCCCGACATCCTCAGAGCTTGGCGGCCTGAAACTGGAGCAGGAGTTCATCGCTGGCGTGTTTCTTGCTCCAAAGACCTACTGCCTGAAGCTGTACGATACGGACGAACAGGGAAACGATGAGAAGATCGTGATGAAAGGGTTCTCAAAAAGCATCCGCAGGCATCTTACCTACAAGGATTTCGAGGAGGCATTGCTTACCGGGGATTATTCAAAGTTCACGGAATACATCATCGAACCGGCGTCGATGAAAACCGTTCACGTCCGCCATCTTGACGGCTTCGTGACGATACTGAACGTAAAAACGATACGGTCCGGGTATGACAAGCGGATCATCAACCCTGATTTTTCGACGTCTCCGCATATCCTCCCCTTTGAAGAGAAAAAAGAGGTTGTCATGCCGGAACCATTTGTTCCTTCCCATCTTGATATAAGCAAGAAAGAGCTGTCGCGAAGAAAAAACCTGCCGCAGGATATGAACGAAAAAAGCCTCCTGGAACGCCTGAGACGGCAGACAGGGCTTTCAAAGGAGTATCTCATGGCCTGCATACGGGAATGCCGTGAAACAGATTTTGATCTGGAGCAGGAAGTTGACTGGGAACATGAGTCTGATCCCTTAGAGAAAATAAAAAACAGGGATAACCGAACACTACGAGAGTTCTATTCATAA